GTAGTTTTCAAATGAGGGTAGTTAGAGGATAATGGCAGGTCAATTAGATTCACTACTAAAAAGCGTTGCTAAAGATATAGTCTCGACTTTAGGAAACTCTTTAGATACAACTATTACTTATACAAAGAAAGGATTATCTAGTTACAACGTAGATACAGGAGAAAATATTACTGTAGATACGACTTATTCGGACTTAAAAGTACCTATAGAGTTTATTAGGTCTACTGAGACTGATGGTAGAGAAAGAAGAGAAGCAAAGATATATATTACACCTGATTTGATAGGAAATAATCAGCCAACTTTTGATGATGAAGTTACAATAACTTATGCTGGATCTACAAGAGTAGGACAGATAATCAATATAGATACAAAGCAGGGTGGACAAACTTATCTGTTTACTTTACTGGTGAGGTTGTAATGGCAAGACGTAAACCTTTTAGCAGTAAATTAGTAAAAAAAGATAACGAAGATTTATTAACCCGTGATTTAAATGACTTTGTTAGATCAGCATTACTTGAATTATCTGAGGATAAAGGACTTGACTCAATAAGTCCTATTGATACTGGTTTTTTTGCTTCAAGCTGGACAGCCAGTACACAAAGACCTAGACCAAATCAGCCAAGAGAAAATCATTCTCCGTGGAGTAATATAGAACCTTCAATGGAGGGTAGACCAGCAGATGATTATGTTGTTTCTCCAAGATTTATACCTAATATAAAATTTAATTTTAAAATCTTTTCTAAAGTTTACATAGGTAATAGATCAGAATATGCTGCTAGTGCTTTAGCATCTCCAAGAAGTAAAATTGCTAAATATTCGGGAACACTTAGACCACTTGTAAATGCGATATTTACAGACAAAGCTAAAATTGCCGTTGGAGCTAAACAGTTTAAAGGTGGTCAAGGTGGTATTGGACAATTCGCTGATCCAGATAGAGAATTTGTTGATTACACTAATTTATGACTTTAGTTAACACCAAAGCAGCTTTTGAAAAAGCAGTAACAGATGCAGTTGCAGGCGTAGATCCAACTGTAGAAATGGTTTATGACAATATGGTATATAAGACACCTGGTAAAACTAAGAAATATATTATCATTTCAGTTGATTTTTCACAGGCTACATCTCAAACACAGGGAGCATCACAAGATTTTTATTCTGGTGTTATTCAATGTAATGTTTATGTTCCAAGAGGTAAAGGTAGTAAAACTTTATTTGAATTAGGAGAAGCTGTTATTGATGGACTTACTTCTGTTAATGCTTCTGACTATACAGATACATTTAGTTGTAAACCTAGAGTTTTAGACATTGTTGGTCCTTCTCCTATTCCTTTAGATGATTCTGCACACTTTCTTGGCTTAATATCTTGCCAATTTACTGCCAACGCTTAGTATAATGATGATAGCTATACATTAACATGACTAGAGCAGTTGATCTTTTAAAAAACAAGTTTGGAGTTTCTCAACTTTACAAGCACGACATTAAACAAGATGATGAGATTATTCTTACTGTCTATTGGCATCCTTTAACCATTGCAGAAAGGGAATCAATACAGAAAAAAAGTAATACGGATGATTTTAACGATTATGCTTTACAAATGATGATAGAAAAATCTTTGGACAAAGATGGTGTAAAACTGTTTCAAGATGGAGACAAAGCATCTTTAAGAAGAGAAATTGAAGCATCTGTTCTTGAAGAAATACAATTAGCAATGGTACAGGCTGGTGCTGATAAGGAGGTAAAAGAGGCTAAAGCCGATTTAAAAAGCAAATAGTGATTGGAAATTCATTTATTCATTAGCAAAACAATTACATAAAACTGTAGCTGAGTTATGTCAAACTCTTACTATTGAAGAGATGATAGGTTGGGCTGCTTTTGCAGAACTAGAAAGTGAAGAATACGAAAAACAAAAAGAACAAGCACAACGATCTAGTGCTTTACGAGGTAAAAAGAGGTAATATAGAGAAAATGTTTTAGTTTTTATAGCAAGTGGCTAATTATAATATTGATTTTTTAGTTTCTATAAAAAATACTAATAAACTTGTAGCTTTTAATAAACAATTAGATCAAACAGGAAAAAAAGTAAAAGAAACAGTACAAGGTTTAAGTGAAATAGGTCAAACTTCTAAATTTGGAATTGCCAATATAATTGGTTATGGAAATGCTTTAAGAAAAGCACAAACAAATTTTAATGAAGCAGTAAGAGGTGCAAAAGAATTTAAATCTGCATCAAGAGAATTAGTTAATGTAGAAAGACAATATAATTCTGAATTACAAAAAAGACAGGCAATATTAGAAAGTATTAGAAAAGGATCAAATTTTGCTCAATTTAGTAGAGGTGCTTCACAGATAGGAAGTCCTACTGTTTTTGATACTGCCACACAAAAATCTATAGATAGAAATAGAAGAAACCAAAATCGTATAGCTGGTAGAAGTCCTGTACCTTTTGGTCCTCAACAATTTATTGGTCCAATGCCAATGTTACCAATGCAAGGTCCAATGCTTCCTTCAGAGGCAGCATCCATGAGAAGAGCAGAGGCAAGACAGTTACCAAGACAACGTAGTGATTTTGGATTTGGTTCTGCTGGTGATCCCATTGCTAAATCTATAAGACGTAATAAAGAAAGACAATTTAAAGACCTATTAAAAGAGAAAAAAGCTAATAAAGAAATAAGAGATATGAAAGCTGCACAGTTAAGATTGCAGAGATCACAAAATAGAGCATTAAGACAAGGTGTATTAGAAACACAAAAATTAGCTAAGACTACTGCTCGTTCTGCCAAAACTGGTGGAGGTGGAGGAGGCGGTTTCTTTAAAGGTGGAGCTAGAGGTGCTGTTGGTAGTGCAATGATTGGTGGTGGCTTTCCCTTATTGTTTGGTCAAGGTGGTTTAGGTGCACTTGGAGGTGGAGTCGGTGGTGCTCTTGGTGGAGCAATAGGTGGTCAGTTCGGATTTTCTTTATCTATTGTAGGTACTGTAATAGCTCAACAAATTCAACAAGCTATTGATTTTAGAAAAGAAATTGACAAAGTAAATACTGCCATAAAAGATACAGGTGGAACTTCTACTTTTACGGCAAGTCAAATAAATGGTTTAGCAAAAGAATTAAAAATGACAAAAGATGAAGTATTAAGTGCTGTTAATGCTTTTGGAGGTTTTGACGCAGCCCAAAGAACTGTTTTAACAAGCGTCTTTGGAGATCCCTCTACATTTAAACTGTATGCTTCTATAGCTAAAGATGCCAATTCTTTAATATCTGCTATTCAACCATTAATTGATTCTAATCAAATAAGTATTGACCAAGCAAAAACAACCCTAGCAATACTGAACAAAGGAGGACTTGATGAAGCAAAAGTTTATTTAGAAAGTTTAAAAGAACAGAAAGAACTTGATATAGAAATACAAAAAATAAACAAAGTAACACTCGAAGATAGGCAAAAAGCAGATGCTATTTTTAAACAATTTTTCTATCAGGATCAAGATGGCATTATGCGATCTTTGGGAATATTAGAAAAAATGACAGAAGAAGAACAAAAAAGATATACACAAATGTTCAGTGCAGAATTTTTTAGAGATGAACGAGTAAAAGCAGAAATTGAACAAAACAAAGAAAAGTTAAATCAAACTAGAGAATTATTACAACTTCAGAGAGATATAAACGAAGAACTAGAAAGACAGGCAATTATTCAAGCTCCAGCAGATGAATTAAAAAGATTATTAGATCCCTTAATACAAGTTGATTTACTTGGTAAAAGTATTGGAGCAAGTTTTTCTGAATCATTTAAAGGTATTGTTAAAGGTTCCATGTCTGCTCAAGACGCATTAAGAAATTTATTTCAGCGTACAGCAGATCATTTCTTAGATATGGCAGCACAAATGTTAGCTGCACAAATAAGATCAGGTATTTTTGGCTTATTCAGTAGTATGTTTGGCGGTTTTAGTATTACTGGAGGAGCTACAGATACTTCTTTAACTACAGCACAACAAGTTGGATTAGATAACGCAAAGTATGGAAATACATTTCCTGCTGGTTCTTTTGCTAATGGTGGTTATGCACAACGTAATAAATCTTATATAGTTGGAGAACGTGGTCCAGAATTATTTACACCTGGAGCAAGTGGAGGACAGGTTAGTCCTATGGGTTCAACAAATATCGTAGTAAACGTAGATGCTTCTGGTTCTTCTGTTGAAGGAGATGAAGATCAAGGTAGAGAGCTTGGTCGTCTTATCTCAGTTGCAGTACAATCTGAATTAATACAGCAACAAAGACCAGGAGGATTACTTGCATAATGGCTACATTTCCTTCGATAACTCCAACATACGGACAGCAAAAAAGATCCGCACCAAATACTAGAACTGTTCGTTTTGCTGATGGCTATGAACATAGAATATTATTTGGATTAGCACAGCATCAGAACCCTAAAATATTTAACTTTACTTTTAATGTTTCAGAAACAGACTCAGATACGATAGAAACTTTCTTGGATGCCCGTGCAAACGACTCTGACAGCTTTACATTTACTCCTCCAGGGGAAAGTTCATCTTCTGAATTTGTTTGCGAAGGATGGAGTAAATCTATACCATATAACAATAGAGCTACTATTCAAGCTACCTTCAGACAAGTATTTGAACCAGCTTCCTAATGACAACTGTTTGGTCTGCTAGTGCGAGTTTAAGTCTTAACGATGTTATTGCTCCTACAGTAACAAGAAGAAAAGATGGTTTATTTTTTAGAGTAACTTCAGCAGGAACAACAGGAAGTAGCGAACCAAATTGGACAAGTACAGTAGGAGAAACTGTTTACGATAATAATGTTCAATATGTTTCGTTCAGTAGTACTTTTAGTGATGTTCAATCAATAAATCCATCTGCAATTATTGAATTGTTTACTTTGCAATTAGATAATTCATTACATGGTGCGACTACTACTTATTATTTTCATTCGGGTAGTAATTTAAATGCTAATAACAAAATAAAATGGCAAACAGTTGATTATCTTAGATTTCCTATACAAGCATCAGGTTTTGCTTTTCAAAAAGGACAGTTACCTAGACCAAAATTAGTAGTCAGTAATGCTACAGGTTTGATTTCATCAATATTGTTAACTGTAAATGCAACAACAGCAGGTAATGATTTAACAGGAGCTAAAGTTACAAGAATAAGAACATTAGCTAAATTTATTGATGCTGCTAACTTTGCTGATGGACAAAATCCAACTGCTGATCCTACCGCAGAATTTCCTAGAGAAATTTATTCAGTAGATCGTAAATCAGGAGAGAATAGAGAAGTTGTTGAATTTGAACTTGCTGCACCTACTGATCTTGCAGGAGTAAGAATACCAAAAAGACAATGTACTCGCACAGAATTTCCTGGCATTGGTACGTTCTCACAATGAATTGGCAAGATGACGCATTGGTTCATGCGAAAGACCAAAATCCTAAAGAAGCTGTAGGACTTGTATTAAATGTAAGAGGTAAACAAAGATATTTTCCTTGTCGTAATCTTGCGATAACAGATCATCAATGTTTTATTCTCGACCCAGAAGATTATGTAAAAGCAGATAAGACAGGTGAGATTGTAGCTGTATTTCATAGTCACCCTGTTAATCCTCCAACTCCAAGTCAAGCAGATAAAGTTAGTTGCGAAGATAGCGGATTACCTTGGTATATTGTTAATCCTTCAACAAAACAATGGGCATACCTTGAGCCTACAGGATATAAAGCACCATTATTGGGTCGTCAATGGGTTTGGGGTATTACTGATTGCTGGAGTTTAGTAAGAGATTGGTATAACGAAGAAAAAAATATAAAACTAAAAGATTGGGATAGACCAACAACACCGCAAGAATTTCTTGAAAAACCATTATTTGAAAGCTGTGCTTGGCGAACTGGCTTTAGAGAGCTTAGAAAGGATGAAAAATTAGAAAATGGAGATGTTTTATTAATGTCTATAATGCACCCAACTTTAAATCATGTAGCATTATTTTTTGATGGTGATGTTATTCATCATTTAACCGATAGACTATCTTGTAGAGAGCCTTACTCTGAATGGTTGTTAAAATGTACTGGAAAGAGGTATCGGTATGCTTCGTAAAGTAAAACTGTATGGCAAATTAGCTGAATTTGTTGGACATAAAGAGTTTGATGTTGAAGTAAATAATGTAGGACAAGCTGTAAGTTTTCTGTTAAATAATTTTCCTCAGTTAGAGCAATATATGAGTCCTAAATATTATCAGGTAAAAGTAGGAAATTTTGATATTGACGAAAGCGAAATACATTATCCTGTAGGACAAGAAGATATACATTTTGTTCCAGCTATAACTGGTGCTGGTAGAGGTGGTCTTGGAAAGATATTGTTAGGTGCTGCATTAATAGGAGGTGCTTTTTTGTTAGGTCCTGCTGGTTTTATGACCGCTAAAACATTGACAACAGGCGTAGTTTTAGCAAAATCAGCAGTATATCTTGGTGCTTCTTTATTATTACAAGGAGTGTCTGAACTTTTATTTCCTTTGCCTAAACCAGAAGATTATAATTCAGAACAAGATCCACAATTATCTTTTAGTTTTAGTGGACTTCAAAATACTTCAAGGGCAGGTACTCCCGTTCCAATAGTGTATGGTGAAATTATGACAGGGAGTGTTGTAATAAGTGCAGCGATTGACACTAATCAGGTGGAAGCATGACAGATAAACGTAAACTTATTAGAGGTGCTGGTGGACCTCCTCCCCCTCCGAAACCATTCCGTGCTCCAGATACTTTACATAGTAGACAGTTTGCTACTGTTCAAGATTTAATTTCTGAAGGAGAAATAGAAGGGTTTTCATCTCCATCAAAAGCAGGAATTACTGATAAAACATCTACTGCATATAATAATGCTGCTTTAAAAGATGTATTTCTAAACGATACTCCTGTATTAAATGCAGATGCTAGTAATAGTAGCCCTGCTAGTGGAGATTTTAATTTTCAAGACGTTACGTTTAAAACACGTTTTGGTATTGCCAACCAAACAAAATTAACAGGAATACCAACTGAAACTCGCAGACCTGTTGCAGTAAACACCGCAGACGTTACTACTTCTGCTCCTGTTATTAAACAATTAACTGATTCTACTATTGATGCTGTAATAGTTACTTTAACTTGGGCACAGATTCAAAGATCAGATGATGAAGGAAATATACATGGATCGACTGTTCAATATAAAATTTCTATCCAATATAGTGGTGGTTCTTATGTTGAAAAGATAAATACTTCTGTTGTAGGAAGAACTGCTGATTCTTATTCAAGAGATCATAGGATTGAATTAGATGGCAACTTTCCTGTCAATGTCAAAGTAGAAAGAATAACTGCTGACGCTGACCCTGCTGGATTTTTAAGAGATGAATTTAAGTTTTCTTTTATACAGGAAGTTATAGATAATGATTCCACTTATGCCAATAGTGCCTATACAGCACTGCGTCTTGATAGTAAGACCTTTAATTCAGTTCCAGCTAGAACTTTTCGTATAAGAGGAATTAAAGTAAGGATTCCAGGTGCAGGTGCTAACAGTTCTGGTACTCCTACTGTTGATCCGCAAACAGGAAGAATACAATATCCAACTGGATATATATTTAATGGAACGATGCAAGCTGCGGTATGGACAACGTGTCCTGCCTTTATACTGCTCGATTTATTAATTACTAAACGCTATGGTCTGGGAGATCATATTGCTTCAGATCAAACAAATGACTCAACTACTTTTTCTAATGTTGATCTTTTTAGTTTTTTTGCAGCTTCTAAATATGCAAATGAATTAGTTGATGATGGCACTGGGTCGGGAACCGAAGAAGCTAGATTTAGTTGTAATGTAAATATTCAAAGTCCTAAAGAGGCATTTGCAGCAATAAATGAACTGTCAGGTGTAATGAGATGTATGCCAATATGGTCTGCTGGAACTATTAATATTTCACAAGATAGTCCAACAAATGCAAGCTATTTATTTAATTTAGCCAATGTAGGAGAAGCAGGTTTTAATTATCAGGGTAGCAGTTTAAAACAACGTCATTCTGTTATATCAGTAAGCTACTTCAACATGGATTCTAGAGAAGTAGATTTTGAAGTTTACGAAGATGCAACAGCTATATCAAAGTTAGGAACAATAGTAAAACAAGTAAAAGCATTTGCTTGTACCTCCCGTAATCAAGCAAAAAGACTTGCAAGAGCAATACTATTTTCTGAACAAAATGAAAGTGAAACAGTTACTTTTACAACTTCTATAGATTCTGGAATGTTAGTAAGACCTGGTGCTGTTATTGAAATAAACGATCCAGTAAGAGCAGGAGCTAGAAGAGGTGGTCGTGTTGTATCTGCAACAACTTCAGCGATAACAATAGATGCAGAAGCACAAACTACATTGCCCTCACTAACTGACTCTCCAACAATCAGTGTTATTTTACCCGATGGAACGGTTGAATCTAGATCTATTACTGGAATATCAGGAGCAGTGATAACAGTAGGTTCTGTTTTTTCCGCAGTGCCAAATACAAATTCTCCTTACTTAATATCCAGTACAACACTTTCAACTCAATTATTTAGAGTAATACAAGTCACAGAAGAAGATGATATAAATTATGCGATTACTGCTTTAACTTATGTCGAGGGTAAATATGCGTTTATTGAAGATGGAACTGCATTACCTACAAGAAATGTTTCTCTGTTAAACAATCCTATAAATGCTCCTAGTAACTTAGTAGGTGTAGAGAAAAGTATTGTAATTAACGGAATAGCAAGAAGTAAATTAATAGTTAGTTGGAAAGAACCTACAAAAACATTTTTTGCTGATAATGGAACTGTTTATGAAAGTCCTCAAGGTGCATCCTCTTATCAATTAAATTATCGAATAACAACTGAGGCTGGTAATACGGATAATTTTATAACTCAAGAAGTTTTTAGTAATGATTTTGAAATCATGGATACTAAAAAAGGGAGTGTTGATATTGAGGTATTTGCTTATAATGCTTCGGGAAAATTATCAACTACTGCATTAACTGGTACTATACAAACCATAGGTAAATCAGGTGCTCCAGATGATGTTACTAACCTAACTATTGAGCCTATTAATGAACAATTTATAAGGTTAAGATTTGACCAATCAACTTCTATTGATGTTTTACATGGTGGTCGAGTTTATGTAAGACATTCTAATTTAGCTGAAGCAAGTGCAACGTTCCAAACTGCACAGGATATTATAGAGGCTGTGCCTGGTAACTCTAATGAAGCAATCTGTCCTGCACTTCCAGGAACTTATCTCCTTAAATTTCAAGACGATACGGGAAATTTCAGCACAACAGTAACAAAAGTCAGTTTATCTTTAGTAGATATTTTGGATTCTATTACTGTCAAAACTGACAGAGAAGATAACGATGCTACACCATATAACGGAACAAAATCCAATGTTACTTTTAGTGTTGCTAAAGGTGGATTGATTCTTACAAATCCAGTAAATAACGCAACTGGTACTTATGATTTCGTAGATACTCTTGATCTTGGTAGTACATTTTCACTTGTTTTAAAAAGACATTTTCAAGGAGTTGGATTTTATACAGGAGACTTGTTTGATAACAGAACAGATAATATAGATACTTGGGTAAACTTTGACGGAACAGAAGCACCAGACGCTAACGCAAAACTAGCTGTACGAACTTCTACCGATATGAGTGCTTATTCTGATTTTAATGATTTTGCTAATGGAACATTTAAAGGAAGAGGATTTCAATTTAGAGCAACATTAAACACTTCTGATACTGCACAAAATATTAACTTACAACAATTAGGTTATTCAGCTACGTTACCATCAAGAACTGAGCAGTCTGCTGTTATAGCATCTGGAGCAGGGGCAAAAGCTGTTACATTTACAGCACCATTTTTTGTTGGAACGTCTGGATTAGGTAACTTAAATAATTTCTTACCATCTGTTAATATCTCTCCACAGAATATGGCAACAGGAGATTTTTTTGAGTTAAGTAGTATATCTGGAACTGGCTTTACAGTTCACTTTAAAAACTCAAGTAATGCTAGTATTGATAGGAATTTTACCTATAGTGCTGTTGGTTTCGGCAAAGGAGGGTAACATGGAGGAAAGAAGTAATTAGTTATGTCTAGTGTTGCAAATTACAATATTGAAGATAACTCAGGAGCTAATGTCCGAATTGATTTAAATGCTGTTTTTGCTGCGATTCAATCAAATAATTCAGAGACTTCAGATTTAGCTACAAGTAAATGCGTAGCTGGAATGACGTTTTTAAACAGTACGTCAAACGAATTAAAAATAAGAAATTCTAGCAATGGTGCATTTACAACAATTGGAAATATAGATCAACCAAACTTAGGTTTATTATCCAAGTCAGGTGGAACGATGACAGGTCAGTTTCTTGCTGACGATTCCAATAGTGCTTCTGCTCCAGCCATATCATTTGATACAGATACAGATTTAGGTTTATTTAGAAAGTCTGCAAATATTATGGGGTTTAGTTCTGCTGGTACAGAACAGATGGTATTTGATGCTAATGGTTTAACTCTTAAATTACAAAATGAAGTTAGATTCGGAGATAATGATAGTTCACATTATATTGGCTTAAAAGCATCTTCAACGATAGGTACAAGTTTTACGCTCACTTTGCCAACAGCAGATGGCAGTAGTGGTCAGTTTTTAAAAACAGATGGAAGTGGAACGTTATCCTTTGGAACTGTAAGTTTAACTGCTTTAAGTGCAAGTAATCTTACTTCTGGAACCGTACCTGATGCACGTTTTCCAGCGACTTTACCAGCAGTTAGTGGTGCAAATTTAACAAGTATTACAGGAAAAGCTTTTGCATATATAAACTTTAATAGCGTAACAAACAGCATAAGATCAGATTTTAATTTTAGTTCTATTACCGATCATGGAGTAGGAAACTTCACTTGTACTTTTACAAATTCAGCAAGCAACAATGATTATGCAGTAACAATGACAGGTTCATCAAACGAAGATAATAATGCAACTACCTTTGAATTATCCTGTAGTGGGCCAAATTTAAACAGTAATAGTTTTTCTGAAAGTAATTTTACAACTTCTGGTTTTAGATTTGTGATGGGTACAGATCATCAATCAACACCACGAGACTGTAAATTAGTATGTGCCATAGTTCATCAAACTTGATATAGTAAAAGAAAAACATTATGGCTAATTCAGATAAAAGAATTGTTTATATGCAAGATGATGGAACTGTAGCAATTATGATTCCCACAGATAATTGTGGTTTAACAGTTGAAGAAATTCAAGCAAAAGATGTGCCTGATGGAAAAACATCTTATATAATAGATGCAACTGAAGTTCCTACCGATAGGAGTTTTAGAAACGCTTGGACTTATACACCTTAAAATTATGGGATTCAATATAGACATGACAAAAGCTAAAGAATTACATAAAGATAAAATTCGTTTGGCTAGAGAAGAAAAATTTAAAGAACTTGATGTTCAATTTCAACAAGCAATAGAAACAAGTTCAAGCACAACAGATATTGTTGCTAAAAAACAAGCATTAAGAGATGCCCCTGCTGATTCTGGTATTACAAATGCAACCACAACTGATGAATTAAAAGCACAATGGAAAACTGATATACTTGGTACAACTCCATATAGCTAATGGCAATTACTCCTGGTGTTTATGATATGACCGTTCAAAGAAGATCGGATCATAATGTTCAACTTGTTTTTAAAGATAGTAGTAATAGTGCAATAAATTTAACTGGATTTACTGTTGAAGCACAGGTTTGGGATAATTCTCGTTCCAATAAATATGCAGACTTTGGAGTTACATATACTAATAGAACTGCTGGAACTATAGATATAGCTTTAACTGATGTTCAAACTGCAACATTTACTCCTAATTTTTTGAATTACGATGTATTGCTCACAAACCCAAGTGGACTGAAAGAATACTATTTAGAAGGTAAAGTATTTATGAGCGAAGGTTACACAGCATGACTTCAGTTAACATCACTACTACCAAAAATACTGTTACAGTAAATGAAGGAGATACAACTGTTGTAAATATTGCAACTCAAGGTCCACAAGGGCCAGCGTTTGCTGCAACTGGAACTTCACTGAATGATTCCAATAAAATAGATAACTCTATAGTGTATTTTTCTTCATCTGATGGTACATTTAAAGCAGATGCTACTCGTACTGTAGAAAACTTAGTCGATGGAGGTTCGTTTTAGTGGCTAACACAATCAGAATTAAAAGGTCTACTGGCTCGTCAGCACCTACAACATTAGCAAATGCAGAATTAGCATTTAGTGAAGGTAATGAGATTGGATATGTGGGAGTGGGCACAGGGGGAGCAGGAGGTTCCGCTACGACTATCAATAAAGCATTTGGTAAAGGTGCTTTCTTTGATAAAGATACAGTAAGAACAACAAATCATGTTTTAGCTGGTGCTGCTTCTGGAAGTTCTGCTGCTCCTACATTTAGAGCTTTAGTTGCTGCTGATATTCCTTCGATAGCACATACAAAAATATCAGATTTTGACACAGGTGTAAGAGTCAATACTTTGTCACAAATGGCTGCTCCTACAGGTTCAGTTTCATTTAACTCACAGAATATAACAAACGTAGCCGATCCAGTAAACGCACAAGACGCTGCTACTAAAGGATTTGTAGAAGCTACATCTCAAGGTTTAAATGTTAAAAATTCATGTGTTGCAGCAACAACTGGAAACATAACAATATCTACTGCTCTTAATAATGGAGACACATTAGATGGAGTTACTCTTGCAGATGGAAATAGAGTATTAGTTAAGGATCAGTCTACTGCATCTCAAAATGGTATTTACGTTGTAGGGTCTTCTCCAGCAAGAGCAGATGATTTAGCTGCTGGTTCTAATGCTGCTGGTATGTTTACCTTTGTTGAAAAAGGAACTGTAAATGAGGATAACGGTTTTGTTTGTACTTCTGACTCTGGCTCGGCTGTAGTAGGAACTAATAACCTAACCTTTGCTCAATTCTCTGGTGCTGGTCAGATTACAGCAGGAGATGGTTTAGATAAGTCTGGTAATACATTATCTATTGATCTTAAGGCGAATGGTGGTCTTGTAATTGAATCTACTGAAATTGCTGTTGATTTAGCTGCTAGTTCTATCACTGGAACGCTTGCTGTAGGAGACGGTGGAACGGGTGCTACAAGTGCAAGTGCAGCAAGAACAGCTTTAGGGTTAGTAATTGGAACTGATGTCGAGCCACACAGCGATAAGCTTACTGAGCTTGCAACTATGGGTCAGACAACAGCTAATGCTTTGGCAGATTTACTTCAGCCAGAAGTCCGAATTTTACAAGGTGCGACAGTAAGCACGGCTGAATTGAATATTTTAGACGGAGATACATCTGCAACATCAACAACACTTGCCACTGCTGATCGCATGGTGATAAATGACGCTGGAACAATGGTACAAGTTGCGTTATCTGATCTTGTTACTTTCTTAGAAAATGGTGCTGTTTCTGGTTTCGATCTTGATGGTGGAACTTATTAAGCCATAGGAGGTTATAGCTCATGGCAAATGTCATTAAACTAAAAAGAGGAAGTGGTAGCGATCCAAGTACAAGTGATCTTGTTGTTGGAGAAGTAGCGGTAAGAACTGATAACGGTAAATTATTTACAAAAAAAGATAATGGAAGTATTGCTGAAATAAGTGGTAGCGGTGGAGCGAATGAAATATCTATAAATACACTATCCTCATCATCTGGATCAGGTGGGGGTAGTGCTTCTTTTAATGGTTCTGCAACTAGATTTACTTTAAGTAATCCACCTTCTGTATCAGCACAACAACTTCTTGTTTCTGTTAATGGTGTTATTCAAAAACCTAATTCTGGAACGAGTCCTAGTGAAGGTTTTGCGATAGATGGTAATGATATATTATTTGCTTCCGCACCAGCTACAGGATCAGACTTTTTTATTCTTACTTATTCTTCATTATCAGTTGGAGTACCTTCCGATAACAGTGTTACAAGTGCAAAAATAACAGATTTAACGATAGTAAATGGAGATATAAGCAATACAGCAGCGATAGCTGGTTCAAAAATCTCTCCTGATTTTGGATCGCAGAATATAGTTACAACTGGAAGGTTGCTTATAGGAACTACTACGGAAGGTGGTGTAAACGCTGATGATTTAACTATTGCTAATACTGGTCATGCAGGGATAACTATTCGCTCTGGAACTGATAGTGTTGGCAGTCTTTATTTTTCTGATGGAACGTCTGGAGATGATGAATTTAGAGGTGCTGTTCAATATAATCATACAAGTAATTTTTTAAGATTTTATTCAGATGCCGCAGAACGGCTTCGTATAGATTCGTCTGGGAGATTGCTTGTAGGTCACAGTACTGGTAATGGATATCCACAACTTTCTGTTTCTGGTAACACTGCTGGTGCTTCTGGTGCTGGAATGTTATTTCTTAGAAGAGGTCTAGATAGAGCAACCATAGGTAGTAATGTAGGTGCTGATTTAGGTGAGATAGATTTTGGTGATTTAGATGGCAATATTTATGCAAGTATTCAAGCTAAAACTGATGCTGCTACTGGTTCAAATGATTTTCCTGGCAGGTTAATACTAGCTACTACTGCTGATGGAGGTAGTAGCCCTACAGAACGTATGCGTATTGATTCGTCTGGAAAAGTAGGTATAGATCTAACACCAAGTACAAAACTTGATGTAAAATTAACTGCTTTTGCTGCCACAGGAGATGATGATGCTTCTGATTGGGGTGCTAATGGTATTTTCCAACTTAACCATTCTGGTAGTACAGCAGCAAATAATGAAGTTTTACTGTTGGGTACAACTTCTGGTGGTGTCGGACAAATTGCATCTGGCATTGGGTTTGGTAGAGAAAGCACAAGTAATTGGGGAACCTATTTAAGTTTTAAAACTCACAGTACATCTACATCTAATATTGATGAATTAAAAGAATACATGCGTATAAATTCGTCTGGAAACGTAGGTATCGGACATGATTCACCAGGTCAATTACTTTCTTTAAAAGCTGCAAGTGGTCAATGTCAACAATCATTGACTTCAGCAACAGATCAAAGTTGTGCAATTTATTTTGGAGATACAAGCAGCGTTAATAGAAGCGTTATTATACATCGTAATTCAAGTGACAGTTTAGCTTTCAATACTGCTGCAACAGAACGCATGCGTATAAATTCGTCTGGAAACTTAACGGTTGGTACAACTAACGATAATAATGGCGGTAGTTCTAATACAGATGACGGAGTTGTTTTACAAAAAGTGGGTCATGTTATTTCTAGAATGGATGGAGGAGGTGGTGTAAATAGTACAGGATTTACTGCCAAAGGTTTGCATACTGGTGGATATACAGCATTTAGAACAATGTCAGCACAAACACAAGTTGGTGGCATTACCTTTAATAGTGGTGGTACATCGTTTAATACATCATCTGACTACCGAAGAAAAGAAAATATAATTGATCTTACAGGTGCAATAACAAGAATAAAAACATTAATACCAAAAAGATTTAATTTTATAGACGAACCAGAAGTAACTAGAGATGGTTTTCTTGCTCACGAAGTGACAACAGTACCAGAGGCAATATGGGGCGAAAAAGATGCTGTAGAGCCAGAAGATAATGAAGAAAATGAAATAAAAAAAGGTGATCCAATTTATCAACAATTAGATCAAAGCAAACTTGTGCCTTTACTTGTAGCTGCATTACAAGAAGCTATAGTTAGAATTGAAGCATTGGAGGCTGGCTAAATGGGATTAACACAAGTATCTACAGGTGGAATAGAAGATGGCAGCATAGTAAATGCTGATTTACATTCGGCTGCAAATATAGCATCTAGCAAACTAGCTGACTCAGGAGTATCAGCAGCAACTTATGGTTCGGCTACTGCAATTCCAGCGATTGTAATAAATGCAAAAGGAATAATCACATCAGCTTCTACAAATAATATAAGCACAGATTTAGTTGATGATACCTCACCGCAGCTAGGCGGTGACTTACAAAGTAATGGGAACGATATTGACTTTGCTGACGGAGATAAAGCAGTATTTGGATCAAGTTCAGATTTGGAAATTTTTCATTCTGGATCGCATTCATTTATACGAGATTCGTCAGGTACAGGCAATTTAAAAATTTCTTCAAATCAAATTGATCTTGTTAATGCAGGTAATAGTGAATTTATGGCAAAATTTATAGAAGATGGAGCCGTAGAGTTATACCATAACCATGTTAAAAAATTTAACACAAAATCCGATGGAGTCTTGGTAACAGGGGAGTTACAGGCAACCACTTTAGATATTAATGGTTCTTCTCATTTAGATGGAACTGCGGTTGTAACAGGCAACTTGGATATGCCAGACAATGCAAAAATCCTACTGGGAACTGGCGATGACATAGAAATTTTTCACGATTCGACAAACTCTTTCCTAAAAAATAATACAAATGCGTTTACTATTTCTACCGAAACTGCTAATGCTGCTCTTTATTTAAAATCGGATGCTCTTCGATTATGGAACTCTGCTGGTAATGAACAATATATAGTAGCCGATAAAAATAGTGCTGTAGAAATCTATTACGACAATGTTAAAAAGTTTGAGACAACCTCAACAGGTATATCGGTTACAGGAAATATAGTTGGAAGTAATCACCTTGAGTTAGCAGACAATAAAGAAGTTAGATT